CGGCTTGTCGGCCGCTTGCCGCGTCTTCTTCGGAATGCGGTCGAGCGCAGCCTGACCCGAGGTCGCCAGAATCTGCGCGAGGATCGGAAGAAGCGTCTTCCGAAGACCCTCTTCCGTGCGAGTGATCGCGTCACTCGCCGCGCTCAGCATCCCGGCTTGCGTCGTCGGCTTCCCGAAGACTCGCTTCCCGTTGGCGAATGCTCGCTTGATGACAGCGGTCGCCTTCACTCGAAATCGATCGGCCACCTCGTGGATGTGGTTCTGTCCGGGCGCCGCTCCTTTCGCTGCTGTAGTGATGACGGACTTCTTCAGCGGCTTTCGGTGCCGCTTGAATCGCGCGTATTTCGTCCGATAGTAAAGCTTTCGCTCGGCCGACAGGCAGAGAATCTTGCGAGCGCTCTTGATCGCCCACGCGCCTAGTTTTCGTTCGCCAAGATTCGCCTCCGCTGTCACAATGTCGGTCGGCTTCGCCGCTTCCTGGACTTCCTCGAGGTTCGGCAGTTGCAGCACGCGATCTCGAATCTCGTTCGCCGTGACGACCACTTCCTTGGCGTTCGTATTGAGCATGCTCCACTGTTGAGCAATCGCCGCGCGTTCCTTGTCGTCCATCACTCGAAGCTGCGGCCAGCGGACTTCATAACCCTCTGCTGGAGTCGGCAGCGCGCCGATCTTGATGAGCCGGTCAATGAAGGTGCGGACCACCAACGGACCGGCGTAGTCGACCCGGCGGTCTTCGATGCGCTGCTCCCAGTTGCTGCGGTCTTGATTGGCGGCGAGCTTGCCTTGCTCGCTACCCATCAGCACGCGCTGCGGAATGCCCGTGCCCGCAGAGATGAGCGACATGATCGCGCTGATCGGGCTCGCGAAGTCGGCGACATCCGATCCGATGCTGTTGATCTTGATGCCGCGCGTCAAGAGGAACCGACGGAAGCCGTGCTCGTAATCTTGCAACTGCTTCTGCAGTCCCATGTTCTTCGCTGCCGGTTGCGGCGTGCTGCCCGTCACTTCATCCTCATCGAAGTCGATGGTTGGATCGAGGTCAAACTGGATGCCCTGATCCGCGCGACGGAAGAACGACTCAGAGCCGCCACCAACGACCTTCTCGAGGTCATCAATGCGGTTCCACACGGGCATGAGTCGCGGCTCACCGAACACGTTGTCGTCGAGCAACCCATCTGCTACGTGGATGACCCGCGACCAATGGACACGCTTGCCGAGCTGCGGCGTGGCCGCGGCCTGACCCTGTCCGCTGATTGGCACCCGGACCAGCGCATACATCTCAGGCAGACCGAACCGCGGGTTCGTCGAGTCGATGACCCACTTCTGCACCATGACATCATCTTCTGCGTAGCACTGCAGGTAAATGATGTCCTGCGGTCCGCTGACCTTCTCGAGCGGCTGATCGGTTTCTCCCGGCGCACCGATAAAGACAATGCCGTAGCGACCGATGCCCGCCAGCACGTCAGCCTTGCGGAGCGTGGACCAAACCTTGAGCCGCAGATCGAGGTCGTAGAACGCTTGCTCGAAGACGGTGAAGGTCGTCGGATCCTCGTCTTCGATCAACTCGGCACCGCCGCGCCACGTCGCCATTGGCGCAGCCTTGACGATGCGGTTTGCCACTTCGCTCCGCAGAAAGCGCGAGCGGAAGTCGCGGCAAAACAACTCGCGCGAGTAACCGAACGCCTTGTAAAGATCACGCCGGCCCTTGAAGGTCCGTCCCGAGACGTTCGCCCATCGACTCCGCGCAACAAGATCGGAGTCGGCGGCCGAGCGCTTCGTGCGCTTACGTTTTGCCATTACTGCGGTCTCCCATTTCCGAATCCACAATGGACTCCGTAGGAAGTGCACAGCGCTTTTCCCGCAGTCGCCACGTCGTCAGCATACTGCGGGCTACCATCACCGTGCCAGGCACCGTAGGCCACGGTCTCGAAGAGCACCAAGTGCATGACGCGCCAGCCGTTCATTCCGTTGCCGAGGCGCGGCACGACATCATCCCAGCGAGAGAGCCAGCAGTTCGGATCGGCCTTCGAGCAGTTGGCCTGATCATGCGACTGCCGCAGGTTCTCACTCTCGTAGAAGAAAATCTCCGCGTATTGTCCGCCGTGATCTTTCCAAAAGCCCGACTCTGCGCCCTGCCAAGGATCGTCTTGAGCAACCGGATTAGATGCTCCACTAGCCCGCGTCGGCGAGAGGTGCACGCCGATATGCGGCACGCCCAGTGAGTGCAGCAGCTCGAGGCCGAAGGACAAATCCGCCGACGACCACGAGGAAGCATTCACCAACTCCCATCCCGGAACAATGATGACGTGCTCGAGCAAACCTCGTCTCTGAAGTTCAGAGACGATAGGCGGCCAGTTGGCCGAGATGCGCGGGCGCGGGTTCGCTTCACCGCCGTCCAAGAAGAGCAACGGTGTGAACCCATTGCCGTCTGCGCCAGGTGTCTCGATGATCTCCTGGACGAGGTCAACGAAGCGCGGAGCATCGGCATAAGCATCTGCCGATGCCCACGGCGCACCCGGATAGTTCGCTTGTGGGCTGACAACGATATGCCTCGAGCCCGCCGCTCGCTGCCGCGCATACCAGACTTGCCGCTGTTCCTTCGGCAGGCTCAGCAAGAACACTGTGAACTCCGGCTTCCCGCTCTCGTCTGCGAGGTTGCAGAAGTTCGCCTGGACATCTAACATCTGCTCGACGCTCGCCTTCGGCGGAATCGGAGGAGCGTAGTGGCACGTGAGCGCCACGTTCTGCTCGCCCGGGGCCGCGAGGTTCACCGACTGCGACCACTTGTCACACACTGGCAAGTTGGGGGTCACAGTCAACTGCGCCTGCTGTGCGTTCGGCACGTGGAAGATCGCTCCACCGAGGGTGTCGGTGGTGCCGTCGAGATGCACAGGACCCTGATCGATGTGGACCGATGCGCCCGGCAGGAGAGCGTTGTGTCCGTCCCGCACACGCACCACGAGCTGCTTGACCGGAGGACCCGGAGGCGGCCCCGGATGCGGAGGAACGCAGGAACCCAGCGCTAGGATCGTCAGAGCCGAGAAGAACCGCTTCACTACTGCACCGCCTGTTTGATCTTGGCGACCGCTGCGTCGAGCGCAGCGATGGCTTCAGCCATACGCACGACCACGTCTCCACCACCGTCAGGTAGAGACGTGGTCCACTCCACGAACAGTCCTGCGTAGCGCCACATTTACATCAACCAGCCGAGGGTGATGTAGACGAGCACCGCCGCGCCACCCTTCAGCAAGGCAATCTGCTGATCAGTCGAGCAGAACTCTTCCATGACGTTGGTAGCGAGAATCGTAAGCCACACTTCCATTGTGTTCCTCCTTAGTATTGCTGCCCGAGTTCTCTTGCACAGATCGCGTTACACGAACTAAAGCCAAACCACCCGCAGCCCCAAGACGTCGGATTACAGATGTCTGGCCCCTCCTCGCAGACGAAGTTGATGCTGCAAGTGTCATTACAATCGCAGCCATACGGTGCAGCGTACAAAGTCGTGACCTCCTTCATGTAGGTCAAGAGATGCCACGGTGCGGTCTTCGGCAGGTGTGTTCGCAGGAAAGCAAGACCTTGACCGTTGGGTAGTCCCCCGCGCGTGTAGTGAGCTACCTGTCCCGCGCCAATGCTCAGGCGATTGAACATATCAACATCGAAGGCTTGCAGAATCTCCGCCTTGAGCGCTGCAAGATTGCTCTTGCGTTCTTGACTTGCAGACGTCAACACGATGTCTGCCTTGAAGTATTCCGCAGTCAGCACAGACTCGTAGTGCTTGATTGCCGCGTCCCGCGCCGGTGTCTGGGGATACTGCTTCGATGGGTACGGGATCAGTGTGAGACCGTGCTGCCACACTGCGATCTGTTGGTCTGTTGAAAGCACGTGAAGAAACGCGGCCAGATATGGCTTAGGCATTTCCGCTGCGTGCGGCATGATCGCGGTCTTCTCTGACGCTGAAAGACTCTGCGCCCACGCGTTGGCTGGCTCCTTGGGACACTTGATGCTGACGGCCCATGTACCAAGAGGAATACCAACGACCATCACGGCGACGACTATTGCTTTCTTCAACATGAGAGGCTCCAGTCCGAGTTGTCTTGCACAGAGCGCGGCGATCCAACCAAACACGAACTTCTTCACCGGCCCACCGCTTTCTTGATCGCCGCGACAGCGGCATCTAACAGAGCGAGCGCTTGATCGAGGTCAGTCGGTCCAACTTGCTGCACGGTTACCAATCGCTGCGCGCCCGTGCTCGCTCCAGGAATCGGCACTTGATTGGCGTCCAATCCGTCCACACCGATGAGCCACTGCCCGGCACCGAACGAGAAGGTATTGTCCGAGTCACTCACCGGATTGATCGGGTGCATGACCCACGCTTCGGCGCCCATCGCCTTGTAGCGCCATCGGTAGAACTTGACATCGCCCGTGAAGTTGGCGACGGCCTTGACTTGCAGCGTGGCGTTTCCGTTGTCTGGACCCCACGAAGTGATGCCGACCGTTCCTTGAGCCACTGGTGCCTTCCAATCTGGGACGCCCGGCGAAGCAAAGCCGTCGACCGTTGCTTGATATTCCGGCTTGAACCAACCTTGTGGTGTGCCGCGGTTCAACCCGAAGAAGATAATCCCGAGGACATGAGCGTTGTCAACCGCCAGCCGATGAGCGCACGCCATGCCCATCTTGACTTCCGCGTCGCTCAAGAACGTCCGATTCCAACAGCACGCGACGATGACCGCCTTTAGTTTGGCGGTCATCGCCGCGTCAAGAAACTTTTGCCCGCGCACTCGCAGTTGCTCGAAGGTCTCGCCGCTGTTTCCGTAGAGCGGGAAGGCAATCGCGTCGCCTTCTCTCAGCTCGCCAGTCCAATCGGGCCAATCCGATCCGCCGCAGTAGGCCGCGGCCGGACTATCATGGCCAGCGAGCAACTGCTGCGGAGTGATGCCGTGAAGCTTGGCGTCTTCTGTGTCAAACCACTTCGCGAGCACTCGACCGTCGAGTAGAGTCAGAACTGCTCCGTCGAATCCGATGTTGCGGCACTGAGCAGCGCCGCTGGGATAAGCTCCCAGGAACTTCGGTGAGACGAAAGCAGGCGTCAACGACTCGACGGTCCACTGCTCCGAATAGTGCGGTCCGGGATTCGCCCCCGGACAGATCATTACGGCCCTGTTTCCGCTCGCTGTCACAGCCAAGATCGGCGCAACTGGCGAGTCGACTGAAGACACGCGCATCACTTGCGATCCGACTTGACAGAGCGCACCCGGCAGCGCGCCAGCCCGGTTGTCGGCTTGACCACCGATGTAGTTTCCTCGAGTCATCGGGCAATAGAGCACAGTCGTCAAGTCCGGAGTTAAATGCGTCTCATTCCCATACGTTCCGATGCCGGCGACAACGGGACCAGCCATCCACAACGGTTCGCCATTAACGACATCAACCCATCCGCTCGAGGGTGGTGCGAGCTCGGGCGGCACCGGAAAGTTGCTGACCATCACCACCGTCTTGAGATCGGGCGTCAGCCTGATCCGCCGATAGTGCGTGATGAGATCACCGGGCACGAAGTAAACCGCGAATCCAACGACATCAACCTCGCAGAAGATGCTTTCGTTGCCCCACTTCGCTCCGAGGTTGACCGGCCGACCAACGAGCACGCCGGTCTCAACAGAGAGCTGCTCTGGCCCGAGGATGAAGAGGTTATCGCTCTGCCCATCGGCGTAAGCGAACGCCCACACACCAGACTTCACCGCCATCGAGGAGAACATAGGCACGCCACCGCCGAGCAGTTGGATCGTCTGCTCAACGCCCGCTGTGGACCGGATCGTAACGGATGCCCCGTCCGTCACGCCGGTCCACAGCACCTCCCCGTCGTTCGCCGCCGCCCCGTAGTGAAAACTCATCGCCTCGCTCGTCCTCGTCTCCTTACCGTCGAGTTGTGTGCTTCAACAACCGCCTCGAGTTGCTCCTCGTATTCCGCCGAAAACTCTGCGATTTGTCTACCCGTCAACGTGAGCACTTCGACCGTCTCTCGGCGTCTCGCCGAAGGACGACCGAAGAGCACCCAGATGTCCGACGACTTACGCGATGGCATGCCAGACGCCCTTGAAGAAGTTAGCAATCGCCGTGAGAATCCGAATCAGGATCGGGTTCTTTCCGGGCGGCGGTTGCGGCGGCGTATTCGGAACCACCGTGTAAGAAAACGGATCGGACTGCACCGATTCAGGAGACGCACCGTCCTGCTGCGTCTCAGTCAGGACATGCTGACCCAGAGCGTTGCTCGGCAAACTGAACTGCACCTCGACTCCGCCGTTGGAATTTGCTGTGACAGACGCCGGCACGGTGATCACGCCCGCGCCTCCGTCAACGTAGAGCCGATAGGTGTATCCCTGGGCGGTCGCGAGATCAGGTGCGGCGACGTCCCACTGGACCTTGCACTGCAGCGCGTCCTTCTGCTGGACTTGATTCGGCGCGCCCTGAGCAAAGACCACAGTCGAGCTGAGCAGGAATCCGAGGACGAAGGCGATGACTCCGAGTGTTCTGTTCTTCATTGTGGGCTCCTTCTTTGGGGAGATCAAATATCCATCTCGGCCCATGAGGCTGAGACGCGGCGCTTCGGTGGCTCGAGCGCCAGCTTGTTATAGGACGCGCTGCTTCCGTCTACTTGATCGTCGTGCTTGCCAGTCGGGAAGTTCGCCAGCTCGTTGAGATAGACATTCGTCCATCCAGCCTCGAGCACGTAGACGTTGCCGGCCTGCGCTTGCGAGCGGAACGGCTTGGCTCTGGTGACTTTGTCACCGGTGAGATGCGCGCCGCTGTAGACGT